ACGGATTGGCTCAGCCCGTCCATGCTCAGGCTGATATTCGCGATGCCCGCGCCGGCAATGAGATCGCCAAAGATGTGGAAGGGTCCGATGCTCGCCATCATGCCGATCAGATTGATGATATCGGCCGGGATCTTCCCGTCTTCGAAGCCCGCCGTGTAGGCCACTTCGAAAAGCTCAGGGAGATAGTCGAGCCCGTTGTAGATGGCCGGAAGGAAGCTGCCGCCTTGGCCGACAAGGATCTCGGAGAGCGTGCCACTCGTGGGCACGATCTGCACGTGCCCTTCGAGCTTGCTCAGGCGAATCCACTCGCCGGGGAAAATGATGACGTTCTGCCCCGATGGGTACTGCACCCGGAACTCGTCAACGGCGATGACCGGAGTGTTATCCAAGTGGATGAAGTTGAACGAGTGATAGTCGTTCCGGTAGTAGTCGTGCTTCTCGACAAACGTGGTCGGCAAGAGCGGGATATCGACTTGCTTCTCGAAGCCGCGAATCGCCGCCATGATGTACGAAAGGTACACGTCGTCTTCGAGCGGTTCGCCTTTGTCGTTCGTCAGGTCGAGCCCGAACATGTAGCGGCTCTTCAGTTGCTCGACCGTCAGGATATTGCGGACCGCAAGGCCCGCGCCAAGGATGGACGGGCTTGGGTCGGTGCAATACTTCTCACCCTTGATCGTACCGACGTAGCGCGTGCGGTAGAGGTAGCCGGGGTCGCCGCAGCGGTCGAAGAACTCGTAGACGAACTGCCCCTCTTTGAGCACAGGGCGCTCCGACGCGTGGGAAATCTCTTCGTACGTGAGCCCCTGATCGGTGCTGCGCTCGACCACCAAGCGCTCGAAACCTGCTTCGATGGCCACGGCGATCTTGGGGTCATTCGTCGTGACGCGGATGACGTTGCCTTGCGCGCGCGTGTCGACGCCGCTGTTCTCCGCTGCATCGATTGGATTTACCTGGCCCATGATCCCCCCACGCTCATTCTGGCGTATCCACCTTCAAAAGTGCAGCCCCACCTTCCATGTCATCCCACATCTGAAAATACTCCGCGAGGATCAGCGGGATCAGATCCTTCACGAAGAGCTTTTGCTTGTCTGCTTCGCTCGCGAGCCGCATTTCGATCTCTTCAGGTACGTCGACTACGTGCTGCATTCACTTCTTCTTTCGGATGTAGAGGCGCTTCTCGATGGTCCAAAGCCGTTCGCCGTGCTCTTTGTCCGTGTTCTGCATGCTATCAAGCGTGTCTTGGTCCACCCCATGCGGCTGCTTCGCGTGCGATTCGACGGCCTGCTTCAGCCCTGCTTGTTCGATGCGCTGATTGTCCTCCCGCGTGCACCCCCGTTGCCATGAGCCGATCAATGTGAGCAACAGCATCCCGGCGAGCACTTGAAAGACCCGAACCTGAGTTTCGAGCTTTTCAAGTTTGCGGAGCCGAGCATCGTGCTCCGCCAGCTCCGTGCCCATATCGACCTTGCGATAGGGGCGTATGCTCTGTTTGGGGTCAATCACTTACTCCGTAGGCGCGACTTGGAAGGGCTCACCTTGATCAGCGGGGCGCTCGAAGGGCGCCGGCTCTTCATCGATGACCGTCCACAACGCCTCTTCGAAAGCCGCCCACGCCACCGTGAGCGCCGCTTCCCCGGTGTAGTGGAATCGACGCCGACGCACGGGATGAAAGTCCCCCTCGCCATCGGTGTAGCCGTCTGCAACCAACGCCGAGATCACGAGCCCATCGTCTGTCTGGGTCGCCTGCATGCGTAAGAGCTGTTGCTGATCCAGCGCGACTTCGATCTCTTTAGGGGCCGGTGGCACAACGCGCTTGGGCGGTGGCTTGCGCGCTGGCTGCTCTTTGATCTTGACCAGCGGCCCGCCTTGTTTCTTTTCGCGTAGCATTATCCCTTGTCCCTTGAAACCTTGGTGATCTGCGCGATGGGCGTACCGCCGTCCCCGTAAAAGGAAAGACCGTTGTCGAGCGTCCCGCGCACCATGAGCGTGAAGACCGGGTAGTTGAGGTGCCCTACGTCCGTATGTCCTACGAACTGCGTGGACGGGGCCGCATTCGCAGCCAGAACGTCGCCAAACGCCCCTTGGCGAATCCACAGATCCCCACCCCCGTAGGCGGGCACGCGGATCTCGTAGCGCCCCGGCGTCAGTGCTTCGGGCAGCTCGACCGTGCCCCCCGAAGGACACGTGACCTGAACCGAATCCCCCAAGTGCTCTGCGTAGAAGTACCGCAGATCGTCAGCGTGAGCGGCCATTACTCCCCCTCAAAAAGCGCGGCTTCGAGCGCTGCCTTGATATCGTCTTTGCGCATGTACGAGTCTACGTCTTCGACGCCGTACTCCGCCGCGCACGCCAAAAGCTCCGCCTTGGTCATGGCTTCGAGATCAGGGCCTTCGGGCGCATCCTCGCCGTCGTCCCCTTCATCGCCCCCGCCATCGTCCGCTGGGGCCGTCTCAGGCGCCGGCTCAGGCTCGTCGGGTGCTGGGTCGGGTGCTGGGGCCAATGAGGGGTGCGTGCTCGCTCCGCTCAAGGGAGAGCCCTTTTTGAGCTTGCTCCACCCCGGTGTGCTCAGAAGGAATTCGGCATCCTTGGCGGGTACGTCGAAGATCCCGTTCTCGTCCCCGGTCACGGTGCCGTCGCCGTATCGCAAGCCCATTTCGGTGCCTGCCATGTTCTCATTCTTGATCTTCATGGTCCTTTTTCCCTCCAAAAAGTAGAAAAGGCGAGCGAACCTACGCCCGCTCGCCCCGTTCTACCAGCTTTCGCTATGGGCTTCCTCCCTTAGAGGCTACCCGGTTCGCGGCCGATATTCTTGACCACGATGTTACGTGCGGGCGTGTAGAGCTTTATCGCACCATATACTACCTGCGCCCACCTTATGCTCGTATCGATGGTTGCAAGTGGCACGCGGGTCATCGGCAAGAGCTGAGCCCAGCTCATTGAGCGCTGGTTTTGCTGCAAGACGAAGCCCTTGGTGGTCCCCGGAATGTCATCGTTGTTATCCGTAATGACCTGCGTTGCGCCAGTGCGCGCGACACGAGTCATGAGCTTCGCGGTCGAAGCCGCGCCGCCCACATCGCTGCGGTAGATTTCGTAGAACGTGGTTCCTTGACCGCCGTCGCCGACCGTGAAGGTGACCTGATCGCCCGCTGCAACTACGACCGAAGCCGAGTCGAGCGACGGGCTGAGCCCGAACTTGTTCCCGCCCACGACCGTGTAGATGTACGTGCCGGCGTCTGCCAGAACGAACTGCGAAGCTGCGTTGGCTGCCGCGGCCGGAGCCACGGTGATCGTCGGAACGAGCGGCGCCTTCGACGCATCGCCAAGACCGCCGGTCAACGCGGACTGCTCGTCCTCGAAGAACACGTGGTCGTGGAGATTGATCTTGCCGTGTTGGCCTTGGAAAGCCGTGACGGTCGTACCGAGCGTGCCCGGTGCTGGCGCCAGTGCGAACCGCTGACGATCGTAGACCTGCTTCGCGAGATCCGAGAAGGCCCCGGCGCTGAAGTAGGCATCGGTCGCCATGCCGTAGTTCTGACGAATCTGAAGCAGCATGTCGTTCATGGCGCTCTCAGTGAGCGGTGCACCGCGAAGGTCGACCACGTTATCGGGAGCACCGTCGCTGATCAGCTTTTCCAAGCCATCCAACTGCTCAGGAATGAGCGCGGAGTTTCCGAAGAAGAGGGCGTTCTCAAGATTCTTGAGAAGATCCATCGTCTTGTTCATGGTTTCGAGCGCGATCACGTTCCCGTGAGCAGCCCGGATTGTGTTGGCCACATGTGTGACCCGGCCCACAACGCCGAGATACTTCGTGAGAACGGTCACACGTTCGTAGGTGCTGTCTTCTTCCTCTGGAAGCGCTCCCTCACTCATCCAACCCATGTTGAAGCGGCGACTGCCCGAACGGCTGTAGCTCACCAAACGGTTGAATTCCTCGACCGTATTGCTCGCTGGCACCTTGGCGATGCTGCGGAACAACTTGATTTCTGACATTTCGAACGTCAGGTTCTTGAGCTGCGCTTCGAGTGATTCCGTCCTCAACGGAAATCCGACACCGGGCGCAACGCCTGGGTCGTTCACGTCGCTGCCGGCTACAAGCGCCTTGCGAAGCTCTGCTAGTTCGTCCGGCGATGAAGAGCCCCATCCGCCGTAATCGCGGTAGTCTCGCGCCGAAACAAATGATCCAACACTCATTTTTTCAATCCTCTCTTGTTTCTTTCCATGGCGCGTTTAGGCGTACTGCCGAGCCGCGTCCGCCTCATTTGGGTGGGTGGCGAGGAAGCTCTGAACGGCACCGACGGTCTTCTCATCGATGACGTTGCCCCCTTCGAACAGCCCGACTAGTTCGGATGTGCGCTGGCCGTTGATCTCGTGCATGCCCTTTTCCAAGTTCATGTACGTGAGCGTTGACAGAATCTCGCTCTTGCGAAGATCCTTGCCGCCCTGGCCAAGCTCGCCCGGAATTGCTTTGTGAAGCGGCTGCGCGCCGGAGAGCTGGGTCGCTCCCTTCTGCGGTGCCGGAGTGCGCTCGACTAGATTCAAGCGCTGCCCGAGAGCCTGAATCACGCCGGTCTGGCTCTTGAGCAAGCCACCGATTTGGTGGAGTGCCGCAGCGAGCTTCTGATTCACATGGTTTTGCTGGCCTTCGAAGTGGCCCGCGCTCTTGCGAATCGCATCGAGCTGATCGGCCGTGCGGGCCGTCAGCGCCTCAAGGAACGGCGATACATCGATGGTGTCATCGATAACCGAGTCTTCTCGGAACGAGTCCATAGACTTCTGGAAAGAAGGCTCAAGGCTCTTGTCGAAGGGGTTTTCCTTCTTCTCCTTGTCGTCGTCCTCGTCCTCGTCCTCTTCTTCTTCGTCGTCGCTCATGAAGGCTGCGAAGGCGTTGATGATACCGGCGGGAATGCCCGCAGCGCTCATCTTGGCGACCATGAGCGTATCGATTCCGCCTACGTCGCCGGCTCCGGCGAGCGAGCCCGCCGTGGTGCCGTCTTCGTCGACGTGGGGACTGGTTTCCACTGAGTTGGAACCCTTGCCCGAGTGCGTTGCGCCCTTGGCCAAGCTCGTAGCGTCGGCCGCCTTCAGAAGCTCATCGAGAGCTTTCCCAAGGCCGTCATCCGTTACCTGCGGTCCCGATGTTTGTTCATCCGGCATTTTCGATATCCTCCGTTTCGGCGTGCCACTTCATCGCGTACGCCACGATTTTCTCTGCTAGCGCGCCGTCCAGGTTTGGCCGGATTGCGCGAAGTCTTTCCATCGCCTCAGATGCTTTGTAGAGGCGCTTCTTTTTCTTCTTTTTCTTGCCGCCTTCGAGACTTTCGGTCCGAAGCGGGAAGCCTTCACCGGGCGCGGTGCCGGGGTCGCCCACGGCGCTGCCAGCGCTCAGCGACTTCGCGAGCACATCGAGCCCTGTGCCGTTGTTCACGGGGCAGCGTGTGATCGCGACCTCGCGCACGGACGCTTTGCGAACCACGGTCGGGTTCGTCGCGTCGCGCTCTTCGATCTGGCCTTCGACACTGAACCCGAGCCGGCGGTCGCTCTTCTGCAACGCTTGGGCAATGTTCCAAAGGTTGTCGGCGCGTTGGTGGCCCTTCAGAAGATAACCTTCGACGTACCAACCTTGCTCCCCATCGGGCAGCTCGCGCAGCTCGCATTTGTCGGGATATCCGACCAACGCCTCGGTGCTGCTATCGTGATTGTCGTTGAACCAGCCGCCCTTCAAGAACGGCGAAAAGTCGAGCCCCGTCTGGATCAGGCGCTCGCCTTGGCGGTCGATCGCACCCGTCGACACGATGCCCCCGATGCGGCGCTCTTTGGAGGGATCGGCACCCGCCTTTTCAAAGCACTCGACCGCGATATCGAATTTGAACGGTGTTGCTCCCAATTTGCCCCCCAGAACGCAAAAAAGGCGGTCAACCGTCGAAGGTTGAACCGCCTCTAATGATCACGCCCCCGCGTAACCTAGGCCCCGATGATGATCTGACAGTATCCCCTAGGGCGTGTCAACTCTTCGGGATGATGAAAACAGCCTTCCGCAGCTCGATTTTCGCTCTTGCGAGGATAACCGCGCGCTTGCACGAGCCGCAGTTGATCTCCACGTCGCCACTCTTGTGCAACACGATGATCGACGTTTTGGCCTTGTAGCGCGCGCCAGAACTACTTTTGCGAAAGATCGGGCGGTCGCAATGCGGGCAGTGCAAGTGCTTGTCGCCGTTCATTATCCCTTGAGCCGTCATGACCAGATTTTTCGATACGCTTTGTGCACGAATGCGAACTGCCGGGGCCATCGAAGCATAAGCCGTTGGCGGTGGTACAGATAGTTCATCGTGACTTCGGCGGCGTTCTCGATGGGCTCGCGCTTCGCGTAGTCGCTCACGTAGCCTTCATCTTGGCTGATCGCGTCGAGCTTGGCGTGCCATTCTTTGACCGCTTCGATGTTCCCAAATTCGTGCATGAGGTGGACGTTCAGGGAGTGCCCGATCTCGTGGGGGAGCACCCGTGCGATGCGCTCCGCGGGAAGGGTCTGCGAGACCCGGATCTCATTGCCGCTCCAATACGCGTAGTCGTGCTCTTCGAGCGGGTTCTGCGCGCGGGGGATATCGGTCGTAATGAACGTGATCCCGACCTTCCGATCGAATATCTCCGGCGGCGTCTTGTCGATCACCATCTGGATCTCAGCGTGCACTTCAGGGTCGCCGACCCGGATCACCACGCCCTTGTCGGGCCGGCTCTCCCCGTAGCTCAGCATGGGGGCGGCGGTTGCGCTCTTGCGCAGATCCCATGCGAGCCAATCGCTGCGCAGTAGCGCTTCGGGAAGCATGTCGCCGCTCTCATCGAAGCCCCAGCCTTCGGGCACATGGATGAGATCGCAGCCGCACCATGGATGCACAGGGCCAACCGTGGCTTGCCAAGCGGCGGCTTTGCGGCCGACGTTACTGCCATTCTCCACTAGCTCGCTGAGCTTGAATATCCTGAGCCGGCCATCGGGGTGCTTGTGCAGCCGAAGGCAATGCGGGCACGCATCGGGGTTCGGCATCTTGGCGACCCGGATATCGTCGGGATCGCCGTAGCGCTCCACGAGCCCTGTGACGATGCCCTCTTGCATCGCCTTGTGCTTCTCGGTGGCCGCAATGCGTTTGAAATCGCGGGACCAGTCCCCGGTCTTGTGGCCCAAGTCGCTCGCGAGCTGTTGCACGGTCTCTTGGCGTTGGATGTTCTCCGAGACTGAATCACGAATGACACCTTCGTAGCGGCGCCTCAGATCCTTGTCCGCTTCGATGGCGATGGTGCTGAAATCCGCCGCGACCTTGTTCCCGAGCCCCTTGATCTCCGTGGCCGCGGAGTGCTTGGCCCATGCGATGGCGTGCTTCTCGTTCGGGCCGTTCGGCACCTTCGGGGCGTACGTGCGTACGAACTGGTCGTAGGTGATCCCGTACGTGCGCTTGCGCTCTTCATACGTGCGCGACGCGGAGAGCACGTGTCCGTAGCGGTAGGCGTCTTCGATGGCGTCCATCGCGGCGGGCGGGAGCACCTTATCGGTCGGCACGAACGTGTGCTGCAAGTCTTCGGGAAGGATACCGGCGTCGATCAAGCGCTTGACCTGGCCCGGCGGCAAGGTCTCCGGTCCCACGGTCCCGGCGATGAACGCCCGATGGTAGTCTTCGATGATCTGTTGCAGCTCGAATAGCTCGCCGGGCGTGAGCAAGGGCCGGTAGGTGTCGGCCTTGGCGATGCGCGTCCCCGTGGTCTTCTCGATGTGCTTGCGGAGCGCCTTCATCATGGCCACGAGCTGGGCGTCGTACGCCTTCTCGAAGCGCACCACGCTCGTCACCATGGGCTTGTAGCGCTTGAAGGTGCGCTTGCCGTAGCGCGGCACAGGCTCCGCCTTCACCAAAAGTCCGTTTCCGACTACCGCTTGGGCGATCTGAATCGGATCTAGGTCGGCTGGCGCTTGAACTCGTATCTTGGCTGGCGACGCCATGAGCCTAGGGCGTCGTGACCAGATCCCCAGCGATCATGACGCGGACACGCGCGTTGGCCGTGGCGGAAAGGTTGCTGATCGACACCGAACTCGTGTTGATCGTCGCCAAAAAGTAGGCGAGCACGCCATCTGCGGCGGTCGCGCCCGAAGGATCGGCGGGGCGCTGGATTTGCAGCGCTGCGGTGCCCGGTGTGGCGTTGATCCCGTTGGTAATCCCAATGGAATGGCCCAAAATCGCGAGCGCAGTGCCGCTCTGAATGTCGATTTCCGATGCGGAACCCGTGAGCGTGCTCGCGAGCCGGAGTTGGCCGCCGTTATCCGACGCGACGGGCGCTTGGCCGTTCAGTGCGAGGCACGCGTTGATGCGGTTCACGACCTGAGCGAGCGACTGATCGGCCGCGTCGAAGCTGCACGACACGAGCCCGCCGTTGTCGACCTCAAGATTCAGGGTCTCGCCGCCGGCAAAGCCAGTCGGGTAGGTGCCCGCGGCTCCGTCGACGATAGCGCCCGTGGCTGCCACACCGCCGAACGTGACTTCGATTTCCAAGTCGCTTTCGATGTAGATGAGCCGGGCTTGGGCCACGTCTCCCATGGGCACGGCGAGATTCGTGGTGCCTGATTCGACCGTAATGACCTGCGAAACCGCATGGTCGAGCGTGTCTAACAGCGCCGTGAAGCTCCGTTCAAAGAGGCAATCGTCGAGCGAGTTATCTTGACCCACTTCGAGCGAAAGCACCGTGTTCGTCCGTACCCCCATCATTCCCCCACAATCTCTACATCGATCGTCTGGCGGCCATTGTGCACCCTTTGGCTCTTCCGCAACACGTCGACGGTGCGTAGCGCGTCCATGGACGCCGCTAGGGCCTCTTTCTGGCCATCCTTACCGCCCTTCACACTCGAAGGTAGGTCTTTGCCCGAAGCCTTCTGCTTGACGCCGGGCGGGCCATCCTTGGCCTTGTCGTCGCCCTTGGCCTTGTCGTCNTCGCTGGGCTCGTTGTCTTCCCCCGAAGCGGTCTTGAACCAGTCGGGCATGTCGTCGTCGCCCTCTTCGCCGAACTCGCCGCCTTCACCCTCATCCATGCCGGTCTTGCTCTGTACCCATTGAAAGAACACAGGGTCGAGAATGATCTCCCCGAGCCCATCGGGCAGCGGGTCTTCATCCATTTCAGCGCGGATCTCGTCGACGGTCTTGACCTTGGTGACTTCGAGCATCCGTGCTTCGCGCTCTTTGTCTTCGGCTTTGGCGTCGAAGCCGGTGAACGCGAACTCGAAGTCGGGCTCTAGCTCCCAAACGATGTGTTCGTTGATCGTGTCTTCGATGTGCTCGATGAGCGGCCGGAGCCCCTTATCCTTCGACTCTTGCACTTCGTGTTGGTTCGGCCGGGATTCGAAGAGCGATGAGCCGCCCCCGCCCGAGCCGTAGATGAAGCCGATCTCTACCGGGTCGATCCCGTAGACCGAACAGATGCTCTTGGTTAGGAAGTCGAGCCATTGGCCGAACTCCATTTCGCGGTTCGTCGAATGGAGCGAGACCCACTGAAGGTCTTCCGCATTCAGAATCGGGGTCTTCCACGAGTTTTGAACGCCCGTGACCATCGAGTACCACATGCGTCGGAACGCGCGGAGCTGACGGTCGGGGATGGCGCCCTTGACGTTGATGACGCCCTTGATTGCGGACCCCTGCGAGAAGAACTTCGTATTGTATTCGAAGCCGTAGAGCCAGCTCGTGATCATGCGGATGAGCTGTTCGATGGGCGAGAACCCGAAGCCGTTCACGCGTAGGTCGGAGCGTGGGTTCATGATGCTCCACGCCAGATCGTCGGGTCCGAACTCCGCGATCACAGAGTCTTCGTAGACCTGGACGTAGGCGACGCGGTTGCGACGCTCTTCGGGGTCCATGTGCTCCACGTCTGCGACGGCCGGGCGAATGGTCTCCGTGGGCAGCGCGATGAAGCGGCTGATCCGGCCTTTGCGGTCGCGCACCTTCTCGATGCAGATTTGGTCGTAGGTGAGGCAATCACGCACGATTTTCTTCAAGAAACCGCGGAACGAATCGCGGTCGTAGGGCTTCTCGTTCGGGAGCATGTACCCGGTCGATTCGAGCATGCGCTCTAGCTCCGTGGCCTTCGATTGCTGCGCCTTCGTCATGACCTTACTCTTGTCGCGACGGTCCCGAAGGATAATGCGGTAGCCCCGGTCGTAGTTGCCTTGCTGCGGCACGGCGAACTGGCTGAGCTGGTTCACGCGGGTCTGGATAATGGCCGCGATCACCGTGTTCGATATGCTCATCTGGCGGAGCGTATCGTACGTGAGAATGCTGGGACGCTGCCGCCAGCCGCCCCAATCCATGACGCTGTAGGGATCATGAAAGAGACCACGCGGCTTCTCGTCGGTGGGCTGCGCGAGCCCGCCCTTCATGAGCGCGTCTTGCATGGCGTCGAAGGGTACGTCGTCACCTAGCTCGTCAGCCTTGCGCAATGACTGTAGGGCACCGTCAAGAGCGCCCGACCCCGCCGTTCGGATATTGTCTAAGAGCCCCATTAGTTACACGTGCACTTGCCCATCGGGAGCGAAAGATTCTGCATCTTGGTGAGATCCCCGTAGCCGTGAATCGGACAACCTCCGTCCCCCTTTACCACGAACTCTGGTTCTGGGGCGGTAAATGCGCGCTGCCGCTTGACCACGTTCGATTTGCGGAGCGCGATAGCGGGATCAGCGGTGTCATCGATGAACGAGGCTTGCTTGTGGTGTTCGGCCATCTGCGCCGCGGGACGCACGGCCGGGTCGTCTTGGAGCCACGGCGATGCGCCGGAACGCACGAGCGATGCTTCGCCGCTCCACCCGTTGCCCTCTGGATTGTCGAAGCCGCTCACGTCGGGCTGAATGAGCCCGGAGTTGCGAAGGATGGCGGCAATGGTCTCACTCGTCGCATCCTTGCCCGCCGCCGTGAGATCGGCGTTGTTCCGCATGTACATGACCAGCTCATTCATGATCCGCTGCGCGTAGAAAGTGAGCTGATCGGTGTAGCCGGCCGGCTTGTTCTCCATGTGCTCGCACTCTTGCTTCTCGTGCTCGAAGGCTTGCTCGACAAACGCCGCAAGATACTGCGGGAGCAAGTTGTCAGAGAGCTTGCGCCCCTTACCATCCACTTCGAAGGCGTAGAGCCCCTTTTTGAGCGACGGCTCGAAGTGGCTCTTGCGCGTGTTGCACTTGCCGATGAGCTGTTGGATCACGTCATCCTGAATGCCAACGGCCTTCATCTTGCCGATCAACTCTTCCGAGATATTGCCGGCTTCCATTTTCGCGATCAACTCTTGGATCACGTCTCCCTTGCTCTTCGCCATGTACTCTCCCCCCGTGAATCTTTCCAGTCCGTCGATCGCGTCGCCGCTCTTTTTGACGGCCATGGCATCGAGTAGCTTCTCCACTAGCTCGCCGCCTGCGTCATCGTACATGTAGTGGCTGCGGCCCGACTGCCCTTCGAACTCAGGGCCGCCCCGCGCGAAATCGATGCGCCCGCCGGGGCCTTTGAGGTAGAACTCCCCGAAGCCCATGTGCTCCATGCTGAAGCCGGGCAGTGCGCCCCCGGTTCGGTTCATGAACCCGGTGTCNGCNANGTGCTTGCCGTCCGCGGTCATCCGGTGACCTTCGACCTTGCCGGGCTTGACCACCTTGCCGGCCTCGCGCGCCTTGTCGGCTGCGGCTTCTTCCGCGCGGTTCGCTGCGGCGCGCTTGTCGGCGGCCTTCTTTGTCGCGTCTTTAGAGAGCCCATGGTACTTCTCGTAGCGGTTGTTCGCTGCGCGCTGAGCGTTCTTATCCCCAGCGTCGCCCGCTGCTTCCGCTGCGAGGTTCATGAGATCGGCCGCACGCGCGTACTTCTTGGCGGCGCCGTCGTGGTCGCCGTTTTCGTCGAGAGCCACCGCGGCTCGCGCTTCATCGGAGCCCACCTTGTACTGCCGTTGCGCGTCTGAGAATCGCGACTTCTTATGCTTCTCAGCACGGACGGCTTCCTTCTTGGCTTCTCGCTTCTCGCGTGCGGCATCGCTCTTGGCCTTCTCCGCCACTTCGTAGTCGTCCATCGCTGCACGAATCTTCGCGTACGCCGCCTTGTGCTCCGCGTTGTCCATGGTGTTCGGCGACTCGTTGATCTTCAGATCGGTCATTACGTCGCCGACCTTTTCATCCATGAACTGCGCAAAGGCGCGAGCCTTCCGCTGCGACGTGAACCTTTGAAGGCTGAGCCCGCTAGGTACATGCGTGACCGTCTGGGTCAACGAATGTCCGGTGCTCGCGCGCTGTTCGTCGACGTGCTGCGCCCAAACGCCGTAGATGCGTCCCGGTACGGCCGCAAGGGGCTCGCCCCGGCTATTGCCAGTCGCGGGCTGAACCATGCCGTCCACACCCTTGTTCTTCGCCTTCGCCTTGCTCTTGGCGCGCTTCTTTCGGGGTTTCTTGTTCCGGTCGTCCCACGAGATTGTGTGCTTGGCATCCGCCCATTTGCCACCGCGTGGCCCAATGTAGGGACCGCCTTTGCTGAGTGATCCCATGGCCTCTTTCGAGAGTGCGAGCCGTTGCTGGCCCGTCTCTTTTTCCTGCTTGGCGTTGTAGAACAGCTTGTGAATGCGGTTGCGGAACGCGGTCTCTGCGATGGCTACCGTCTTCTCACGGTCGGCCCCTGCATCGAGCCTGCGTTTGAGATCCGCCTGAATGGTCGTCTTGATCTTCTGCCCTTCGGGTGTGGCGATCAAGGCGTTGAACTCTTTGGCTGGAATGTCGGGACCACCTTGGGCGGTCTCGCGAGCCTTCTCAGTAGCGGTCCACCCTTCGGAGCCCGGTAGATCCTCGCCGAAGCGCTCTTTGTAGTTGGAAAGCACTTCGCGCATGTCGCGCTCGTAGCTCGCGCGGATACCGTCGCGCGTCGCGCCCTTGATCTTGCGCTCGTAGTGTTTGAACTGATCTTGCGCGTACTTGGTGGCGCTCTTCTTTTGCTGCTTCACCTTCTTCGAAGGGTCTTGGCCGTGCTCACGGAGCTTGCGGGCCGTGACTTCCAAGTTGTCGCGAAGACGCGTGGCGTTGGCCACGTCCGTACCCGATACGCGCCGTGCCTCATCCTTGGGCTGCTTGCCGTACTGGCGCTGGCTCATGTTCCGGTTGTGGACGCGAGCGGCCTTGAGGTGCCGTGTGATCGTCGACGCGAGCCGCTTGCGGTCTGCGCCAGTCATCTTGGGCGCGTCGTTCATGGCGTCGCGGAGCACTTCGACGTACCCGGATGGGGTCTTGTCTTTGGTCTTATTGTTGGGATCGTGGAGCGCACTCATCGCAGTGGTGATCGCGCTCGCGTGCTTGGCCGCCAGCGCCCCGCTCTCTTTGCGGTTGGCCTTGGCCTTTTTCTTAGGCGCAGCGTCGTCTTTCCACGCGACCGTGTGCTTGGCGTCTGCCCACTTCCCCCCGCGCGGACCGATGTAGGGACCACCCTTGACCATGCGGACTAGGCTTTCGATTGCATCCATCATTGTTCTCTCCGAATCACAAAGCTCTTGTCCAAAGTCTCCGCGTCACTGCCGTGCTTCTTGGCATGGTTCAGGAACTTCTGAATTGCCTTTTTGGCCCGACCCTCGCTGTAGGGGCCGGCTAGGTTCACCGCTGACGCCAAGTGCTTGTACTGCGTGGCGAGCTTGTTCCGGTTCACTTCGGCGGCCTGCTTCGCGAGCATCTTGTACGCCGAGCTGATCCCCTTCGACTCGAAGTATTCCATCGCGCCGAAGTGCTTGTCGATCTCGTCGACGCTCATCTTCCCCAGCTCGCTCGTGGACCGGAGCCCCTTGGCCCGAAGTCGCTCGCTGATAGGCGTCGGAGCGCCAGTCGGCGGCCCCGCCTTGGCTGCGGCCTTCTTTTTCTTCGCGTCCTTGGCGGCTTTCGCCTTGGCTTGCTGCGCGTCGGAAACGCCCGTGGCCTTGCGCTGCTTGGCCCAATGCTTGAACGCAATCTCTTTGGCTTCGTCGCGCGGGATGCCTTTGGCGCCTAGCTCGTCGTAGGCGACCATGAGCGCCGCATCGAGCTTTTGCTCATCGCTCATGTGCCCGCCGTACTTCTCCGCGTACGGCCGAAGAGTGTTCTCGCCACGCCACGAAAAGCTCGCCCCGTGGTTCCCGATGTGCCCGTCTTCATTGAAGACAGCGACCATTACATCGCTGTACGTGCTGCCCTTGGGCTTGTTCCAATGGCCGGTGCGCTTCGGGTCTAGCGTCTGGCGCATGAGTCGACCGCGCCCGTTCTTGTCCCGGTCAATCCACACGCGCATTTGCGTGCGGAGCCGACCGTAGGGGTAGTCTTCGATCACGTAGGCCGTCTCTGCCGACTTGTGGTCGGGATGCAGCGCGTCACCGGGCTTGTACGGCGCGTCGCCGTTCACCACGTCTGCGGCATCGTACCCATCGGTGCTCATCGCCCCTTCGGGAAGCTCAGGCTTTTTGCCGAACTTCATCGGGCTCAGCGTGTGCGGCATGGCGATCTCGTCGCCGACGCCCTTGGCCTTTGGCGCTGCGGGCTTCTCATCCGACCATGCGATCGTGTGCGCCGCATCGGCCCACTTCCCACCCCGCGGCCCAATGTAAGGCCCACCCTTGCGCAGCGAGTCGTCTAGCTTGCTCTTGCGAACGAGCTTGATCCCCTTGTTATAGAGCTGCTTCGCGAGGTTACTGTCCTTCACCGGACCGTTGGTCTGCGGCTTGCGGGAGCGGTACTTCATGCTCTCCCGATAGGTCGCATCGATCGCCACGTACTTCGTGGTGTCGAAGCCGTAGTCCCCGAGAATGCTGCGAACTTCCTTCAGCTTCATCGAGTAGCCGGGGCTCTTCTCGTACGCCTCATTTCGGAGCTTGCGCACCACCGCCTTGGCCTTGGCTTTGCTCACACCACCCAAACGGAGTGCGCGCTCTGCAAACGCCATGGCGCGAATCGCGGGCTCTTTCGTTTCTTTGTACTTTGAAAACGCGCCAGCACCGTGCTGCTTCATGACCAGTTGCGCGTCGACGATGTTCCGGTTCATGAGCCCATGCTTCGCTTCTGCGAGCTTCTGAGCTTCCTTCTCCGTGATCACCCCGTAGTCCACAAGATCCTGGCTGAAGGCTTTCGCTTGCTCGACCGCGCCACCCGACCACTTGGTGAAGTCCCCGGCTATGTTCCCTTGGAGCTTCAGTGCATGCCAACGGTCTGCACCGATAGCCGCCGTTACGGTAGCGTCTTGGGGCGACTTTTGGGCACGCTCTTTGAGCATGTAGCTGGCTTCGGAAGGCTCCATGCCTTCCGCGACGAGCGCGTTTTTGACCTTCTCGCGCGCTTTCTTGCGGGCCGCTTTCGACTTGCTCTGCGACGCCCCCATCTTCTCGGTGATCTTCGCGCGCGTCTTCTGCTCGTTCCGGTAGACGCTGATCTCATCGCGGTAATGCCCGCCCCGGTCTCCGCCGCTCTCCCGGTCCATCGCATCGGCGTGGATCAGCGTCGATAGGGCGTCCTGAATGGCGCCTGCGAGCTGATCGTTGTTCATGCCCTTGGCCCGCGCTTCGTAGCGCTTCCACGGGAAGCCTACCTCTTCGCCCGGCCCGAGCGAGCGCTTGCCGCGCCCGGTCACCCGCGCGTGGTGCTGCTTCGCGCTCTCATAGGGGATCTTGTGCTGCGGGTCTGCCCACTTGCCGCCACGGGGACCGATGTACGGTCCACCCTTCACGACGAAGCGCTTGGTGGGCACGGTGAACGTACCGCTCTTTTTCACGCCGCCTTGCTTGTCCATCTGCTCGCGGATCTCGTCTTCGTAGTCTTCGACGGGCCACCATACGCCATCGCCGTCGCCACCCTGGATCTGCTCCGCGTCCTTATCCTCTTCGGGCGCATCGAAGCTCGCAACGCGCTTTACCAAGTCATCGAGTGACACACTTGGCGGTTTGTCGCCGCCGCCGTTTTCTGACTTGTGCATGCCTGCTTCTACCTCTTTTGTGAGTCGCTTCCCCAACCGTAGAAAATCGCGAACGTAGTTGGCATCATGCACCACGTCGCCCTTGCCAGCGCCACCGGACCACACCGACTTCGGGGGTCGACCCGACTTGAACAGTGCGAACTCATCGGCAGTGCGTGCGATGGCTTCGAAGTTGGAAGGGATGCGTGTGTGCGCATGGCGCACGATATCCTCTGGGACGTATCGGCCGGTCTTCTCTGCGCGCGTTTCCACGCGATCNATCGCCTCGTTCATGTCGACGTGCGGCATGATGACCTGGACGTGGTAGCCGGCCGCTTTGAGATCGGCGATCTTCTTACGGTACTTCTCGACGTTCTTGCCGGTGCCGTCGAGAATGATGTTCTTGCGTTGCTCGATGGCGAGCTTCTGAATCTCGATGGCTACGTCAGAGCTTTCTTGGTGCACAAGGAATGCAGCGTCGCGCGCGCTGACGGTCTTGCCGTCTTTCTCGCCTAGGTTGATCCCCTTTTGGTACTCAGGAAGCTCTTCCTTCACGTCATCGGGGTTCACCACCGCGAAGTCGTTGAAGTTGCTCTGGACGTGCTTGACGAGCGTGGTCTTGCCCGCCGCGGGACCGCCCATGGTGACGATGGCCGTGGGCTTCTGGTTCTCAGGGACGGTCGGCACGTGGTCGAGAAACTTCGCGTAGATTTGCTCGTGGAGCTTCTTGCGGACGGGGGTGTACTCGCCGTCTTCGCCCTTGTGCTGCTTGTCGGTCTCTTGGAGCCCGTAGTCGGCCCCCTTGACCCACTCGCGCGTAGCGGCTGGTTTGGCGGCCTCTTCGGTCCCCTTGGGCTTGCCCTTGTCTTCAGGCTGAGCCTTGTCGCGCCCCTTGGGCGCGACGGCCGATCCGGG